CTGCCTAAACTCACCCTGCATCAAGTGATCAATCGACCTAATCTGGAAGATGTAAATGTGCCAAAATCGGTCTTAGAGTCCATTGTGGGCATGGTTTTGAGCGAATCACCACCCAATCATGGATCAATCAGTGATCAATCAGTGATTAATCATGCACAGGAAAGGAAAGGAATAGGAAAGAATAATAACTCTCCTATAGTCCTCTCTTGCGATAACTCGATAGTTTCGGAGGAAAACGCCGATTGCGCTATCCAATTGCGGGCCGCTGAAAAAAACAAATCGCTTTCGATCACGGATGATGTCGCTGATAATGAGGAAAAATATTCGGGCTTAAAGCAACAATTCGAGATATTTCGCAAGGCTTACCGAGGAACAAAACGTGGGCTCAACGTGGAATTTGAGGCGTTTCGCAAAAAACACAAAGATTGGCAAGCCGTCATTCCGCTGCTAACTCCCGCTTTGGAAAGATTGATACGCTGGCGAAATCAATGTATTGACAATCATGTATTCTGCCCTGAATGGCCCTACTTATCCACATGGCTCAATCAACGTAGATGGGAAGAAGAGTTGCCCGATCCACGTAAAACGAACGTCGGTACGGGAGGATGTTTGAGCAAGCAATTTCCGCGATAGGCGTGTCTCGTAATTTTAAACCCAAAACAATGACGCAAATTATTGACATAGAGACAAAAAAGATTTACGAAATAAATCCTATCCGAAATGGGGAGAATAATCTCGTATGTCCCAAATGTTCTGCTTTACGACGCAAAAAGCATGAGAAATGCTTACAGTGGAACCAAAGTAAGGGGGTTGGTCAGTGTTATCATTGCGGTACGGCTTTCCTGGCCTACAAGCCACTGAAAGAACGCCCGGTAAAAACATATACCAGGCCGCAATGGAAAAACAAGACAGAACTTACTGATGAAGCTGTGAAATGGTTTGAAGGGCGAATGATATCACAATCCACACTCCGACAAATGCGAATTTATTCAGACAAAAAATGGATGTCGCAGTTTGGTAAAGAGACTAAGGTTATATGCTTTCCTTATTTTATTGACGGGCAACTCATTAATATAAAATATCGTGGGCCTAAAAAATCATTTGGGCAGGAGCAGAATGCGGAACTGGTATTTTATAACTACGACTGTATCGCCGATGCCAAAGAGCTGATTATTGTCGAGGGTGAAATGGATGCGCTTAGTTTCATAGAAGTGGGATTTAAAAATGTGATTTCAGTTCCTAATGGAGCAAGTGCACGTGAAATGCCTTATTTGGATAGTTGTATTGACCAATTGTCTCACATAGAGACATTTTATATTGCTACCGACCAGGACGAACCGGGTATCGGATTGCGGAATGAGCTAATTCGTAGACTTGGCGAGGAACGATGCAAGATCGTGTTATTTGGAGAATACAAAGATGCTAACGAAATGCTTTGCGCTGGTCAGGGCTGTATGTTCCATGAGATATTGCAACGGGCAAACTATCTTCCTTTGCGTGGAGTTTCGGATCTGGAAGGAGTATATGACAACATCGTAGCGCTTTTCCGAAATGGTCTGGATTCCGGGAAGAATGTAGGAGTCGATGGTATTGACAAGTTGGTAACGTGGAAGACGGGGCAACTGGTGGTGTGGACAGGAATCCCTTCTCATGGCAAATCAGAAATGCTGAATTTTATGTCTGCACGATGGAATCTGATGTGGGGATGGAAGCCACTCTTTTTTTCGCCGGAGAACATGCCTTATCACTGCTATTTGTTTCCTAAATTATCATCCTTGCTGGTGGGGAAGACATTTAGGAGTGGATTTATGACCGATGAAGAATTTGATCAGAGCTTCGATTACATTGCCGACAACTTCAAATTTATCGATGCAGGAGACGACTATTCGGTGGAGACGATTATCGAGACGGCTCGCAGTGCTGTGAAAAGATACGGAATCAAGGTTTTAGTAATTGACCCGTTCAACTGTTTTGAGCATCGACGGGAACGTAATGAATCGGAAACGGAATATATCGGTAGGTTTCTGGATACATTGGTACGCTTCGCTCGCAAATACGATGTGTTGGTTAATCTGGTGGCCCATCCTCGTAAAATGGATAGATTGAATGCGTGTAGTTATAATAGACCGACTCTTTATGATATCAATGGGTCTGCTAATTTTTATAATAAAGCAGATATTGGTATTACTATTTACCGACGATTCAATGATAATCCAGACGGGGCAGGCACGGAGTTCATAGTATCCAAGGTGCGATTT